TCAAAAAGCATCCATAGATAGAATAGATTCAACAAAAGGATATATAAAAGGAAATATACAATGGGTTCATAAAGAAATAAATTTCTTTAAATCTAATTATGATAATGGTATTATTTATGATTGGAGTGGTAGAATATCAAACTCAAAAAACTCAAAGTATCAGTTTAATTCAAACGCACAAAAAAATTGGATAAAATATAATAATTCAGACAGCCTTTCATACTTAGCAAAAGAAAGCATTAATGTAAATGATTTGACATTAACGGCAGAAAGAAATATGTATATTTTGCCGTTTTCTTTAGGAAATAATTCACAACTTGGAGAAACTGAACATATTTTATACGAACAAAAAGTAACTGAAAGCGATGGTAATAAATCGTTTTCAAATGAATATAAAAATGGAGAAAATATAGTATGTGTAAAATATAACCGATTGTATAACAATGACGTTTTACCAAATGACCTTGATAACGTTGTTAGATACAATAACATTGTAACGGCTCAAATAGACACGTATAAATATGCAGTTGATTCAACTCCTGACTACAACACATGGATTTTATCAGACCCACTAAATACAGGATTTGAAAATATACAAGTTGGCGATGTCGTAATAAGTAGTGGGTTATCTGGTTTCGTACCTCCTTATGCTGTTGTAGTTTCATTTGATATAAACACAAATACAATTGTTTTAGATTCAGACCCGGGCATTACGCTTACAGATTTAGTAGTTCGTAGAGCAACTGTATTAACGAATAAATTTAATGTAGAGAATTATGCAGATAGTGAAGGGTACCGTTTAAAGTTAGGCGACAACATTTTATTTTTTGACGAAGTCGCAAAAACTGACACTGTTATTTACGTTGATTATACAGACATAAACAATCCTATATTCTATGCAAGTTCGAATTTATTTACAGATGTTGACGAGCATATTATGACTGTAGGTATAAATACAACAGGTTTTGTTGCTTTGTATTATGCAATTTATCAAAAACTTGTAAATAGACCTATTGTTAAAGAAGTAGATGTGTTGCTAGATTTTTTTGAAGGTGCAAACATAGACTTTACAAAGCCTGTTTACGTTGACGAGTGGGGTAAATACTGTTTATTATTAGAATTAACAGCACCGAACAACGGCTTATGCGAAGCTGAATTATTACTAATTAATCAAACATTATAAAGATATGGCAAATAGTGTGCTTTTTGGTAGTAAAGTAGTAAAATTACCAGGGACCTATGCAAGAATTATCTCAGGTATTAAAGCAGAGTCTCTTAAAGTTATTTATGGTAATTTTTTGTTAATAGATGCAGGTGCAGGGGTAGGATTTAATTCTGCTATAGGAATTGTTGGAAAGGGTAAAGAAGCTATTTATGCTTTAAATGAAAGTGAAGCAGGGTTTTATTTAAAAGGAGGACCTTTATCTCCTGTTATTTCTGCTTTATTTAATCCTGATAAAGGGGTTAAAGGAATAAGTACATTATATTTAATTAAATCAGCAACTTCTACAAAAGCATCTGTATCAGGAACTGTTGTAAGTTTATTTCAAGGAGCTATAACGGCTTCAAAAATAGAAACAGTTGAAGAAGGTGTTATTTGTAATACAATTTTAACTTCAGAAAAATTAACCAAGGGGTATCAGATTAAAAGTGTTTATGATAATATTTTATCAAAAGCCTATATAGAAATATGGATGGGTAGTTATGAAGGAACAAACCAGGGAGGATACATTATAGGTACTACAGAAACTTTATCATCACCTGTTTTAGTTTATAGATCAAAGAAATGTTCAACACCTAAAGAATTATATGATTATTTAACAGTTTCTCATGAGTTAAAAGCTTTAGTAACTATTTCAGATTTAACATTAGTTGATACTGTTTTTGATACAGATGCTATAAATAATCTTCCTTCTACAAATCCTGAATTATTTGATTTTTCAGGGGGTACAGATTCCTATTCTACAGATTTGACAGATGTTTTTGAAAATATAAAAGATCTTGATTACTCTTATATGTGTGTTTTGGAAGCTGATGGAACTCAAACATTTTTATCAGATTTAAAAGAGCATATTGTAAATGATGCAAAAGGTATTAAAAACTTTGCAACCTTTGCAGGGGATTTTGATTCAGCTATTGATTTATCTAAATCTATAAATTTTGATGGTTCTATTTGCTGTTCAGGAATTTGTAAGAAAACTTCCAAATCAGCTCCAAGTGGATTTATAATTCACGATGATATGGTTACTATGGCCTACATATTAGGAAGAATATGTGGTTTAAGTCCAGAAATATCAGGAACATTAAAAAGTTTAAATATAGATGGATTAAGTGTAGAACCTTCGGATAAAAAATTAGAAGATCTTCTTGACTCAGGTGTTATTGTTCCTTATTATGATGCAGATTTAAGTAAGTTTGTTCTTAGTCAAGCAGTAACAACTCTTCAAGAAAATAGTGTTTTTATAAATGAAGATTGTACAACTTATAGTGTTCAAGCTAAAAGAATTATAACTCAAATAGTTAAGATTCTTCAAAAAAATAGTAAAATTGATTTTTTTGGTGGAGATGTTGCAACCAATAAAGGTAGATTATCTTTAGCTTATTTAAAATCTTGGACAGAAGGGGAGCTAGAAAAATTAGTTGTTAATCAAAATAAAGTAGAAGCAAATTATCTTTTAAGATATGAGGTTAAGAGTGTTGTTCATAATGATATTAGTACTTCTGTAGAAATTTCATTTGATTTAGTTTTAAATTCAGAAATAACTAAAGTATTCTTTGTAGGAACTGTTTTATCTATTTAATTTATAAAATATAAATATTATGCCAAATACAAGTGAAAATGTACTAACAGCCCCTTTGGCTCTTATAAAGATAAAAGGTGTTACAGTTGGTAAAATTAAAAATATCAGATTACAGGAGCAATTTCAAAGAGGAGATGTGCGAGGGCTTGGTGCTTTGCTTTCATCTGAAGTACCTATTCTTTCAATTCAATGTACTTTTAATTGTGATTCTTATGTTATAAGTCCTAAGAAATTAGGTACAATAGATAATCCTTTTGTTATGAGAGGAGTTAGTGTAAAAGATCAATTTGTTAATACATTGCTTTTGCAAGAATCAGGAGTTGATATTTATATTATGAAAAAAGGAGCAAAAACTATATTAAATGGTGTTGTTACTGATATAGAAGATATAAATTTCTTTGTAGTAAAAGACTCTTATATGGATTCTCAGTCATTTGATATTCAAGAATCTCAAATAAGTGGTAGTTCACTAAGTGGAAGATATCTTACTCCTGTAATGAGTGCTTCTTAATAATAATTCTAATAATAATTTTAATTAAATATTTTATGGAAAGAGTAAAAAAAATTTTATTTAAAGAAAAGGAATATCAAGTAACTTTTCCAACTGTTGGACAATTTATTGATATGGAAACAGAAAAAATAAAATATTCAGGAGGACAATGGGCTAATTTGATAACAAGTGGAACTTTATCAGGATTAAGAGCAATTCAAGTAATAGAATGTCTTTCATTTTTTACAACAGTGTGTCCTGCTTTTTTGAAAGATTTAGCTGTTGAAAATATCTTAGATATAGATGCTATAGATTTTGCTGAATTAGTTAAATTATACAAAAAAGACATATCTCCTTGGTATGCCGAATGGTTTAAAGCTTTTAATAGTGCTTTGAAAGAAGAAGAAGAAGGGAAATAATTGTTTCAAAATATAAAAGGCTTTATGTTATAATCCTAACATAAGGCCTTTTTCATTAATACAATAGATAATTAAATTTAATTTATATTTGATAAACACTTGATATGAATAATAAGCCTTCTATCAAAAGTATAAAGATTTTTGTGGTATTTTGGAATAAACTTTGTCCTATAGATAAATGGTGGAGAGATAAGCATAATGTAATTTTTAACTCTCTTTCTCATAGAGAAGTTTCATTTATAGATATGTATATAGAATATTGTGAAGATTTATTCTTTTATGAAGAGAAAAATAAAAGAGTAAAAGAAAAGGGTTTAGAATATATACCAGGATCAGGAAATTTTATGAAAGAAGTTAAACTTACAAAAGAAGAACTAGATCAAATTTTTGAAGAAATAGATCTTGATAAAATAGATTAATCTTATGTCAGAAAAAAGAATAAAATTAGGGCTAGATACTAATGAATTAGCTAATCAATTGGTAGCTATAAATCAATTAGTTAATAAAAATTCTATTGATGCTTTAAGAGGGCAAGAGGAAT